TGCTCTGTAAGTTTCCATAATACGTCGACCGTATGGTCGCGATCACTAGCTAGGGTTTGCTCGTACCATCCTGGGGTATTTTCTGTCCATCGGCTAATCTGGGGTAGGTCGATTTCATCTCCGATAGTGCAGACAGCATCGGGGCGAAATGCCTTAATAAATATCGCGAGATTGTTAACAAGATGTGAGTCTTCGTACGGGCATTGGAGATCGGGTAAAACTACCGTTCTTTTCATTAGTCCTCATCTTCGTCCTCGTAGGGTAAACGATCTACTCGGTCTGGAATTTCGGGAAGTATCCAGTCTGGATAGGCGTCTCGATCGCTAATAATGGCCAGACATAAGTCAACCGCGAAACCTGCTCTACGCAAGGCTCTATACATTTCATGAAGTGCTATAGCCCACGCGTCTAAAGCGTTATAGGTATCGAGGTCGATAACTCTTTTTCTAGCCATAGTTTTATTCTCCCTTATTTAGTAACATTTCGTAGATTTTGTCTACGCGTGTCTCCAAACGATTTACTGAGTCGCGAAGGCTCGAACCAGAATTAGGCTTAAGCTCTGATAGGTAATGCTTAACTAAGAACTGTAGAAACGCAGCCACTCCACCTAAAACCGTAATTATGCCTACGGCTATGGCTGAGATATCTACCGCGCTCATTACTTTTTAGGTGAAGCGTAACCGAATACGCCAGCGACGATCGAGCCCAGGATCGAACGATAGTCCAGGGCGAAATTAGACGTGGTTCCCCATACGGCGAGAAATGCGCCTACGGCTACTACTACTGGATGTTTCATGTTCATTATTTGCCACCTAACATTGGAATATTAAAGAAACTTCTATCTGTATCTCCCGAAGTATTAAACGAGATGTGCATGTGTTTAACGTGTTTATTTATGCCATCGTATCGACGCCAGGACCACCGAGCGCGAGAACTTGCGATCTTGCCATCAAAAATTATGTAGGCTATACGCTTCTCGCCGCGCTTAGCGGCTAAACGAATTTGATCGGCTAAATCTGGCATCAGATCGGGTTTACCCTTTTTACCAATAAGGTCTCGATCTATGTCTAGGGCTCTCACCCATCCGTCATGGTCTGGGTTATGGTCCGATTTTCTGGCGCTGTGCCTAGAATCGCCCAGCCATCCATCGCTGGCCCTGTCGCGGTCCATAAATGAATCGTCGATCTGCTCGCGAAGCTGAATAGCTGCGTGACTTAGTTTAGGTTTCATGAGAGAAGAAGTTTAGCCTCGTCCTCTGTAATTCCCAAACGTTCTAATAAAGCCGCTTTTGCTGCCGTTTTAGATGTTTCATTAATCAATTCTAAATCGCTTAAACGCTTTATCTCGGCTTTGACTTGCGCTAAAGTAGGAGCAGCACCTTCGATTTTGTGCCATACGATAGTCGAATAATCATCCGCTGTTATTACGAATTCTGCATCTGGCTTAAGTGATTGGATTGCGTTTGTAATGTTAGCCATAATTAAGCACCAATTTCTATAAGTGTGATTGACGAAATAACGTTTGGGTTAGCTGCCACATAACCAGAATTTGCGGTAGTGTTAACGTTGACTTGCGTTTTGTAAGTGGTGGAACTCGTGGTCGAAGGAGAATCTAAATAAGTCGCTCCATACATGTTAGCGAGTGCGACGTTTGTTGCCGTCGCTATATTTATGCTCTTTGCAGAGCCTAAATCTTGAATAACTGTCGAGCCTCTAAGTAGTCGGATTGCTCCAGCTACACCTACAGCAGCTCTTTCGGCAAATAAAGCCTGGTTGTAAATAACCAAAATCTTACTAGAAGTGGCACTAGGTGTTATAGACGCGGTTAATCCAGAATCGGTAGGCGTAGTACTTGCTACTACCACCTGAGTAGAAGTACTAGCAAAAACCACCTGTAAAACTTTTCCGCCACTTGCAGGAGTGGCCCATTTAATACCAGTCGCAGCGGTCGAATCTGCCGTCAATACTTGCCCGTTTGTTCCTACAGCTAAACGCGCTGGAGTGTCTGCCGCTGTTGCCGCAATTAGATCGCCTTTAGCGTCTACGATCGCGTTCTGAATAGCGTTAGAATCGTCCTGGGCTACCCAGGTAAAATCTAAATCGGTTCCTGAAGCCTTAGATAAAACCTGTCCAGTAGTTCCGCCCTTTAGGTCGACTAGGGCTGTGTCGATATCTTGTCCTAGTGCAGCGATAGCGGTCGCGCCATCCTTTACCAGGTCTGTAGACTGGGGAATATCCCAGCCAAAATTGGTTGTCGTGGTTGCCATTACGCTACTACTCCTATCGCGTCAAGCCAGGTTAGGCTAGAACTAATTGTATTCCATGTTTCGGCGGCGTTTACTTGTTCCCATTTTACCGCAACTTGCGAGAAGTTTACGGGAGACGCGTTAAACGTTAGCGAAAGATCGTTAAATGAGGCTCGGAAGGTCCAGCCCTCGACGTAGCCCTGGAAGCTGCCGTCATTGATGTTAGTCGGTAAATTCTGAATCCAGACTGGCATGCCCATAAATACGTTCAGAAGCGCATCTCGGTCTATATCGTCTATTTCGGGGTTTCCGAGCGGAAAGGTGATCGACTCGAACTTAGCCGAAGGAAAGGATCGAAGGGCTATATAGCGATCTGCCACTAGTTCGGCGTCTGATTGTTTATCAATATTAGAAGTGAAACTTTGAGCCTGTAAGCCGAATAGAGACTGGCTTTGTAGGTCTTCGGCTGTGTAGCTTGACGAAGCGTTAGCGCCGTAAGCGATTGTGTATTTATTGCGGATGTCGCCAGATTTAACGGTGGTCGAAATACCGCTAGCTAGGGCCTGTCCCGCGTCTAGTTCGACGTAACCGTTATTAGCTAAGTAATCTTGTCTATGGGTGCTGTCGGCGTACCCGATACGTCCCTGAGCATCTTCGTAGATGTAACCTAAAGCCGAGGTAGCGATCTGGCTAACCAGGCTATAAATATCTGTAGAGCTTGCGTTTCTGGCGATCATTTCGTAATCGCCTGGCTGGTCGATCGAGCCTAATCCAATATTTACCGCGTTTTCCCATGTTTCGGTAGCGTTATAGGTAGCCCAGGTTTGAGCCGCTGGTACTTCGTTCCATTGACCTAAAAGGTAGCCGCTAAGGAGTGTGTAAATCTGGTCCCCGTCATAGTCCTTAGATAAAACTCCAGGGTCGATAATTTTAGGTAGTTTCGATAGCGCGCCTAATGCCACAATCGTTAAAAGGGTGGTCGATCCTAGCGCCCCAGCGTTATTAACGGCTGTTGCGTAATCGGTAATATATCCCCCGAAAATAGGGATAAAGGTATCGCTAGAGTCTTTTACTTCGATTGTTAGCCCTGTACCTACGTTAAACGGGTAGGACTGATTGTTAAAGTTAATTAACTGAACCTGGCAATAGCCCGCGACTGGCTGTGAGTAAATATCGGTACGGCCAGAAGTAATCGTAAGGTTAGCCAGGGTTACGTCTGTTACTACGGTCCCATTAATTTTAACTAAATACTCTGGAGTCCAGGCGGTCATGTTAGGGCTAGGCTCCCTAGCGTTCCGCGAGCTGAGGAATTATTTAACAGGGTAATAATTTGTCGGGCCGTAGACTCGCCGTCTATTGCTCCATTAACCGTTATGTTTATTGTCGATCCCTGGCTCGAAGCGGTAGGGACTGTTAGGCCCTTGCCGTTAGGGATAATAAGCCCGCTCGTATTAGGTACGAATAACTCTGGTCCGCGCTCGCCTACGATATAGGAAGTTCCACCCCTGACTGGCCCACCGTTAGCGCGACCACCACCGAAAACGTTATCTATAACGCCGCCGATAGCCTGAGTTACTGGGTTATTTTTAATAAAATTGACCATCGCTTTAATAGCATTAAAAGCTTTATTAACTACATCTACTAGGGTAGCGAACAGGTCGATAACGATACCTATAGATGTCCCCAGGGTATTAAATGCAGCACCCAATATTTTACCTATTACTGGGGCATACACGTCTCTAACGAAGGTTGCAACGGCCTTAAATAGGGTGAATAAAGGCGCTAATTTATCCGCGTTTTCCTGAATCTTACCCGCCACTTTTTCGAAGGCTGAGCGTAGTCCATTGATAATTGGTGTTAAGTAGCCGCTAATTGTAGGGATTAAGAATTCCGTAATGAATGACCAAACGCCCTTAAATGTTGGAATAACATAATCTCGAATGTAGCCCGTAAGCGCCTGGAATATAGGCGTAAGTTTAGGCCCTAATTCTTCGGATAACTTCTGAATCGCTGGAATGACGTTATTAACGAAACCTGAGACTAAAGGCGTAATAGCATCTAGGACGAATGATCCGACCGTCTCTTTACCTTCTGCAAACGCTACCTGAAGACGTTGCATCTTGCCCTGGAATGTGTCGGCCTGGGTTGCAGCTTGTCCCCCGAAGGTTTCGGCTAATTTAGCCGTTACCTGCTCCATAGACATGGTTTTAAGTTCTGCCGCTGATAGTCCGATACCGAGTTTTACTAGCCCTGCCGTATTGCCTTCCTGAGCCTTAGCTAGGGCATTAGAAACGGCTTCGAGTGATTTACCTGAACCTGCACTAATGTCGAGTGCGAGACCCTGTAGTTTCTGAGCTTCTGCTACATCGTTAGTAGCCGTAACGAGGCGCTGAAGTGAAGGACGAAGTTCATCGTCTGTAACGCCAGTAGCAAGGGTGGTTTTAGTTATGTAATTTTCGGTAGCGCCTATCTGAGCATCTGTAGCGCCAGTAACGTTCTTTAGAGCTGTAGCAAGGCGTAGCTGAGCGGCTTCGTCTTCGATCGCTGATTTAACGCCATCTACTAATAGTTTTCCAGCGTAAGCGGCGGCAGCGACTCCAGCGGCAGCGAACGCCCCAGCGGCTACTTTTCCGAACTTGCCTACTTTGTCTCCGAATGTGGAAACGTCATTATCTGCGGACTTTATGCCTTTAGTAAAGTTATCAACGTCTGCAAGGAGTTTAAGGGTTAAGGCTCTACTTGTTCCAGCCATGTTTTACCACTCCTTTAGAATCTTCTCGAAAGCCTGAGTCCATTTAGCGACGATCTCTGGCTGTATACGGCGCAAGGTAGGATAGATAAACCATCCGCGAGAACCGCGACCTTCTCTTC